AGACCTGGAGGTTTACTTGCGTAATGGCTACTTTTCCCTCAATAAATCCAACTTATTCGGGTTTTTCTAAACAATCAAATCCAAACAACAGGGTTATTCGCTTCATGGACGGATATGAACACAGGATTCTTTTTGGTTTGGCAAGTCATCAAAACCCAAAAGTTTACTCCTTGATTTTTAATGTTACAGAAGCAGAATCAGATGTAATAGAGGCTTTTCTTAATAGCAGGGCAAACGATCAGGCAAGTTTTACTTTTACCCCGCCAGCAGAGGGAATATCAAAAACTGGTACATACAGCCAGTCTGGGACTACTGTTACTATGACTGTGACAAATCATGGAATTGCTGTAGGTGAAACTGTAACTCTTGACTTCACAACAGGCTCTGCTACTGATGGAACTTTTATTGTGGCCTCTGCCGTAGATCAAAATACTTTTACTACAACGGCGGCTGCAAGTGCAACTAACAGTGGTAATGTTTCAGTTACTGTTTCTGGGGCTGGTCAATATGTTTGTGAAAGCTGGACAAAATCTATCCCATATAATAATAGAGCTACATTAAGCTGCACATTTAGAGAGGTGTTTGAGCCATGAGTTCAAGTGTTATTAGTGATATTCAAGGCATAAACCCCTCATCAATTATTGAACTTTTTACACTTACAACAACTGCGGCTTTACATGGTTCTGCACAAACTTACAGATTTCATGCTGGCTCAAGTTTAAATTCAAATGGTGAAATTGTTTGGGCTGGTAATACTTATCAAAGATTTCCTGTAGAGGCTAATGGGTTTGCTTTTCAAAAAGGGCAAATCCCAAGACCGACATTGACTGTAAGCAATGCACTTGGAACTATTACATCAATTCTTTT